GTCCTCGCCTATCTTTGAAAAATCAAAGACCTTCGAATTAATTTTTAATCGTTGTAAATTCATTTTAATAAGATTTTCTGGCCGGTATGTCGCCATCATAAGGCGCACACCTAAAACTAACAGTTAAATTCGTTACTTTCCAAGCATCAATGATATTTTCGAAAGTGATGGCCATTCTAATGCCTGACTTTTCACAATCTTTCTTTTGTTCATAAACTTCTCTTGTGAAGTTTTCAAGTTGCCAAGAGGGGTCAACATCACTGGAAACAAGTTGCAAAATCAGAATATATTTTTCCATTACTTGTGTTTCCGCTTGTTTCGAGCGTTTCTTTTCTTTGAACCGATCTTGCGGCGGCCCTTGCGAGGCTTATTCTTATGTGGATGGGGCATTTTGTTTCACTTTCTAAAATTGTGGTCAACTTATCGTATTGACCGTGAGGAGATACTCTTTCGAGTAACAAGCGCGGGGAAGTTCCACCTTTATATTCATAGTCGCGGGTGGCCGCCGCATTCTTCTGACAACGCTAGTTAAATTATTATCACGTTAAGGGATTCGAACCCCTGTTTCCGGGCCGCTCAAAGGGACGGACCACTGAGAACAGTGGTTTACCCCGGGAACTCCGGCGATTTAGACCGCTAGTCGAAACGTGATATAGGATATTGGCTATTCACCAAATCCCGGCGCGGCCTCAATTTCCGCTTTACCCCGAGTTTCCGAGTCGTTATCGGGACCGTTTTTAAATCAGTGCATTCTAAAAAAGATGGCATTTTGTGTTGACGCACGTATGCCTAAAATCGTATTTTGGATTCGAACCAACCTTGCGGTCTAAGACCGCAGTGCATCCCTTACACTTTATACAGACTTCTTTAGAATGACCTAGGCAAGCCCGTCAAGACTTACCAAAGCTTATTGAATATTGTTGACAAGCCCTTTAGAGGAGCGACCTCTATCAAATCCCAGATCAATTCTTCACCGCGGTGAAGCTTACCAGTTTGGGCGGTTGCACACCCACTCGTTCATCGGATGCCCGTTCGGGTAAATTTGTGTACCGCTATTATTTTACCGCGGTACCGGCTCAGAGAGTTTTGTTCCAGACACTCACAAAATTCTTGCCTCGCTTTGTACAGGAAGTCCCTGATATCGGATTGCCGAGGACTTTAGCAATCGTTGTCTGCTTATCTCAATTTTCTTACGGCGTTAAGAACTTCTAGACCAAAGTAGCCGGATTAATCAAGTTTAATGTAACCGCAAACTTGCGAAAATAGGTTTATATTTCTAAAATACTTTTCTCTAATTTATCATTATCTAAGAAGCGTTCACATAATACACCACCCTATTCACCCAATTTTGGGATTCTGTTTTCGGCAGTAGTTACATCTGGAGCCAGGAATCGAACCTGGTCGGGCCGGTTTAAGTCCGGCTGTTCCCCATAAACTACTCTGTTAAGATAACTAGCGCACTAGGCGACGAGTATCCGCGACATAACTATTGCCGAAAACAGAAAATAAATTGCCTCGCCTTAAGTCTTTAATGCGTGGGCTGCGTCCCCCTCGCAATCAGGTAAACGAGGACTTCGCCTACCCTTGCCATCTTATCGCTTTCGCGCACACCGCGTTTCGTCCTCCGTGGCCAGAGAAGCGGGCTTTGCGTCTGATTAGAGCATATATTTAGTCTGCCAAATTTACTGCACAGTCAATAACTAACTGCCGAGTTTCCTTGTTAATGTAACTAGCATTGTCAGGCGAACCCCAACGCAATGCGCCAAAACTAGAACTGCCTTTGCGGCAGGCCTTTGAATTCATGAAGGCGACAATGATTGCCTTCTGAATCTCCGGAGTCAATTCTCCGTCAAAATCAATATCAATTGATTCCTTCCAAGTATCTTGCCAAGCTTCCTGCCTGTAAGTACCGGGAACTTCCTTGCGAGTCTTAAGAAGTAATTTTCCGCCAAATGACATAATCTAATCTTTCAAAACTGTTGAGAATAAAAAGAAGTTTTTCGCGGCTAGCCGCAGGTGAAACTTTCAAACCCTTTGCTCGTTACCACCGGTTCCCGCGCACGGGCTACTTATGGTTAACTTTTCGCGGGAGCATCGCTCAACCGCCTACTATCTTAATATAATGCTTTTCGAGTCGAATTGCAACCATTATTTTGAGATATTTTTGCATGGCTGGTATGCGCTGGTTGCATAGCTTCGGAATAGAACTACATTCTTACCGTAGTATTCTTTTCATTAAATAGCGTTTCAAGCTCGGAATCAAGATCGGGTAATTTTTTGACCATATGGTTCAAAATGAATGTCGGCGTGTATCCATCAAAGGCGCCTCCCAGCATCAGGAATTTCCAATAATCTCTGGAATCTTTTTCAGATTGGAACTTGCCTACAATTTGTGCTGTTGTGGTTTCGAATACATGCCATGCATTATTCGCCTTCTCTACAATGTAGTGTTCCATTTTAAACCTTAAGAGATTTGAATTTTTCCTTGGTAGGTGTTGTACCTGGTTTTGTTTTATTTATCTGCTGGCCCGAATTGGCGATATCTGTCTGGGCGCTTTCCTCAACATCATGTAATCTCATCTTGGCCTTTTCTACACCAACTACAAATCGCTTGTTCTTATTGAAGTCGGAATAACGGTTCTTCAACTGTGATACCATGTATTGACCAAGCTTCTCCAATTCTTCATTGGAGACTACTGAGAACATGAAGTCTGCTGTTGCCGGCAAACCAAAGCTTTCAGAAGTATTCTCCAGACCTGGATCTGAGGAAACGAAACCTGCACGATTGGTTTGTGTTGCTGACCAAATCGGCACTTGGCATTCAACAGCAAGACCACGAATTTCTTCGGCAATACCCTTGACATATTCATATAGACCTGCTGCACCGGCCTTGTATCTGGATGATGCACAAATGTTCAAGTAGTCGATAAATATAACATCTGGTTTGAAGTTTTTCTTTAGATACAATTCATTCAGCAGTGCCTTGAAGTGAAGTACCGAGGCGCCGGCTGTTGGATATTCCTTGATAATCAGTTTGCCATCTGTCTTATTCTTAATGGCTTTAATCTTCCGATCATACTGGTCCTTTGGCATTGTAATAAGGTCATCCAGATTACAATTCATTAGGTTGGCGTCAATACGTTCGGCTACCTTTTCTTCGGACAATTCAAGTGTAATATACAGAACATTCTTACCAGCATTCAGGTAAGATGATGCAAAGTGACACATGATAAGAGACTTACCCACACCCGTACCGGCCAGAATAATATTCAGTGTTTTCTTGGAAACACCATTCTTGGTAATCTTATTGAAAAATTCCAGATCAAATGGAATCTTCTCGTCGACTCTGTGTCGCAATTCAAAACGCTCATCCGAATCTTCGGTATAATCGTGACCTACGTTCGGGTCGAATGATACTGCTAGAGCATCGGACAATAGTTTGGGAATAGAACCTTTGTCTAGTTTGCCGCCCTTGTTTTTCATAATCTCAAGGCTGTTCATCATGGCATTCATGATGGCCTTGTCTTGACAGAATTGTTCGGTCTGGTCAAATAACCAGTTGATATCTGTCTTTACCGTATCTGGCAAATACGTCTTGATATCTTCCTTGGCTTTCGCGGCCTCTACGTCTGATATGCCTTTGGTGATACCATCAATTGTAATGGACAAACTTTCTGGACTTGGTAGCGTGTTATACTTAATCGTAAGATCACGTATCTGCTGAAAAACTACTTTTTCAACATTATCCATAAAGTATTCATCTTTAAGGAATGGAAGAACCTTGCGCGAATATTCCTCGTTTATTACAAGGTTCTTTAAGATAGTCTGTTCTAATGACATTATTCAGCGTAATCCAAATCATCAATAATAATAGAATTAAGTATCTCACCTAGAAGGCGAATGAAGGCGGGGTCCTTTCGCAGGGCCGCCTTCTCATCTTCTGTTTTGTTGAGTACCTTGAATTGAAATTCCAAAGTACCTTGACTATCTTCCTTTTCGGAGATATTTGTTCTACCATAGATATAAATGATACCTTCATAGATATTATCACCGAGAATTTCGATGGGTGTCATTTCGCCAGCTTCATCGGCCAGTAAATCTAGGAGCAATATCTCATCGACAAATCGATAATCAATGCCTTCCTCTTTCTTAATATATGTCGTGGTTTCCATTACTGTGCCTCCGGTGCATCAAGAGGTACGAATGAGGTTGTGCCATACAGGAATTCTGCCTTGCACTTCTCATCGATTTCATCAAGCAATTCCTTGGTGAAATATTTTTCTGGGTTTTCTTCGATCTTGATTTCAAATTCGGACGTACCATCAGGCATAACAATCTTTGTTGCCATCTTCTTAAAAATACCAAACTTCAAACATAGATCAACCAGACCATAATATGGGTCAAGGCCAGTCTGATAATTCAGACGGGTTTCAATCACTTTGTTTTCAATGGTCAAGCGAGATTTCTTAAGGGTTGCTTTGAGAATAACACCCGTAACATCATTGTTCTTATCCTTGTCTTTCTTCTTTGTGAAGAAAACAATACCAGATGCAGCGTAATCAAGACCAGAACCACCACCCATTTTCTTCATTGGCACATAAGAACCAATAACATCATAAATGTGGTTGGTGCAGATCATACCGAATTGTGCCATACCCATCTT